GCATCCAGATGTAGTCACTGGCTGGAACGTCGAGCAATTCGATATTCCATATCTTGCAAATCGTATCACCAAGATTCTTGGTGAGGATGAAGCCAAGAAACTTTCACCTTGGAATCGTATCAGCAAACGCGAAACGGTGATGATGAATCGCCCAGTGCAGTTCTATGATATTTCTGGAATTGCGATTCTTGACTACATTCAACTCTATCGCAAGTTCACTTATTCACAGCAAGAATCTTATCGTCTTGATAACATTGCTCACGTTGAGTTGGGCGAAAAGAAATTAGATTATTCTGAGTTCGAAACTCTTCATCAATTATACAAACACGACTATCAAAAGTTCATTGAGTATAACATCAAGGACGTAGAACTTGTTGAGAAACTCGAAGATAAAATGAAGTTGATTGAGTTGGCTCTGACTCTTGCGTACGATAACAGAGTCAACTACGACGATGTGTTCACGCAGGTTCGTATGTGGGATGCTATTGTGTACAATTATCTTCTGCGTAAGAAGATTGTAATCCCGCAGATGTCGCGCAGTGTAAAGAGTTCACAGTACGAAGGTGCGTATGTCAAAGATCCCATTTGTGGTATGCATGAATGGGTTGCATCATTTGACTTGAACAGTCTGTATCCTCACTTGATCATGCAGTATAACATCTCAATGGAAACTTTGATTGAGCCTTCGAAGTATAATGACAACATGCGTGGGTTTATTGCTAATTGCAACATCAACGTTGATAATCTGCTCAATCAAGAAGTTGATACAAGTATTCTAAAAGATCTGGGCGTTACCGTAACGCCGAATGGTCAGTTGTTCCGCATTCAAGAGCAGGGTGTGCTGCCTGAGATTATGGATAGCATGTATAAAGATCGTACACGCTATAAGAAATTGGCACTTGAAGCAAAGAAGAAAATCGAAACTGTTCTTGAAGATAAGAATCAAGTGAACTATCTCGAGAAACAAGTTGCGCGATATAATAATCTGCAGTTGGCAAAGAAAGTTACTCTGAACTCTGCTTACGGTGCGCTGGGTAATCAATACTTCCGCTTCTTTGATATTCGTATCGCTGAAGGCATTACAACGGCAGGTCAGTTGTCTATTCGTTGGATTGAAAAGAAGATCAACGAGTATATGAACAAACTGCTCAAGACTGATGGTGAAGATTATGTCATCGCCTCTGATACTGACTCAATCTATTTGAACATGGGTCCATTGATCAAGAAACTTTATCCTGATACTTCTGACACCAAGAAAGTGATCAAGTTTATGAATAAAGTTTGCGATGATAAGATTCAGCCGTTCATTGATGCTTCGTATGAAGAACTGAAAGAATATGTCAACGCATTCCAGCAGCGTATGGAAATGAAGCGCGAGTCTTTGGCTGACAAAGCAATCTGGACTGCGAAGAAACGATATATTCTCAATGTGCATGATAGTGAAGGTGTTGTGTATGCCAAACCTAAACTCAAGATCATGGGTCTTGAGGCTGTCAAGTCTTCAACGCCATCTGCTTGTCGCGTAAAGATTAAAGAAGCAATCAATATTGTCATGACACAGACTGAAGATGATCTTCACAAGTTCATTGAAAAGTTCCGTCATGAATTTAAGACATTGCCTGTTGAGGATATCGCATTCCCAAGATCTGTGAATGGTCTAAAAGAATATGCGGACTCTGCGAACATCTTCAAGAAGGGAACACCAATTCACGTTAAGGGTGCTTTGGTTTACAATCACTTGCTGCGTGAAATGAAACTCAACAAACGTTACCAAGAAATCCAAGAAGGCGAGAAGATTAAGTTCATCTATTTGAAGCAACCAAACATCTACAATAATAATACTCTTGCATTCTTGTCTGGTATTCCCAAGCAGTTGGATGCTGAGCAATACATAGATTATGATCTACAGTTCGAGAAATCATTTCTTGAGCCGTTGGATATTATTCTTTCGACGATTAATTGGCAAACTGAGAAGGTCGAGAGTTTAGAGGATTTTTTTGCGTAGACTCAAATATGAATGAAATCATTTATATAAAAGAAGCATTTAGTGCGACACTTTATCATCAAATAAAAACAATTTTAAATCACTCAGAGTTTCCTTGGTTTTGTATTGAAAGTAGTGCATATAAAAACGAGGATAGTGATGCATACCAAACTCCAAGTTTTGTTAATCAAATTTATCATAATGGTATAGAAACCCATTGGATTAGTCCTAGAATAGAAACAGGGTTTGTGACCATGTTGGATAAATGTGGATTAAAAATAAAAGATTTAATTAGAATCCGTATTGGTATGATGATTGGAAATCCTCTAAATTCAAATTTTGTCGTGAATGCACCTCATGTTGATTATGAGTTTCCACATTATTCTGCATTAATTTATTTGACAACGTGTAACGCACCAACTATTTTTTATGATAAACATTTCGAAACGTCACATAAAGAAGAATTACTCACTGGATTCAAACATAATGATGTTCAAATTTATAAACAAATTGAATCAGTTGAAAACACGGCTGTTATTTTTAATGGTTTAGTATATCATTCTAGTAGTATTCCAACTAATGTCAAGAAAAGAATTGTTATAAATTTCTCTTTCACTCTGGAAGAATAATGATCAGTGTAATCGTACCAACAATGTGGAAACCTCAGCATATGTTGCGCATGCTTCCAATGCTCGACAAGCATCCACTAGTTGGAGAGATCATTTTAATTGATAATAAGAAAGAAGATGCAAACCATGATCTTCTTGCATCTCTAACAAAACTTAATTATTTGCCACAAGAGCAAAACATTTTTGTTAACCCTGCTTGGAATTTGGGTGTTCAACTTGCCAAGTATGACAAACTGTTTATATTAAATGATGATTGTTTAATTAATCTGACAACGCTACCGCTGATCTACGAAAATATCACTACAGATATTGGAATGCTTGGTTATTCTGCGTTAAGTTATTGCACCTATACTTTAGAATCATACGATACTTTGTGTAATTCTGGATTTGGTGTTGATTTTTCGATGCAAATTATTGATCCTCGAGATTATCCAAAAACCTCTGGTATGCCTCATGTTTATTATGGTTCGGCTTTTTATATACATAAACAGAACTACCACCACATTCCAGAAGTTTTCAAGATACATTATGGGGACTTATACATATATCTAAAGAATCTAAAAAATGGTATACATAATTATACCATTGAAGATGGTTTTGTGATGACCATGATTTCTGGTACTGTTTCAAGTGCAGCATCTTCAATTCTAGAGGAAGAAGGAAATATCTTGAGAGAGATATTTGCTGAACACGGACTTAAAGATATAAAATACACGATACCAAACTAATGGCATTACTCGCACTTATCGCTGGCTTGTTACTATCAGGCACAGCCGCATACTATTCAATCATTGGCTTGATCGCCATTTTTCCTGGCGCAGTCTTTGCCATTTCTTTAATGGGTGCAAGCCTAGAGTTTGCAAAACTCGTTGCTGCTTCTTGGTTGTATCGCAACTGGGATATTGCTCCTAAAATTATCAAAGGTTATTTTATCTTTGCAATTTTTATCTTGATGTTCATCACATCACTTGGAACCTTTGGTTATTTGTCAAAGGTACACCTAGAATCATCGATGGGTGTTGCTGATAACTCTCTCGAGATCGCAAGAATTGAGCAACAAATTGCAAGTCAACAAAGACAAATTGATAATGCTCAACGATCGCTGGATTCTCTTGACTCCGTTGTCGAAAAGTCTTTCATGGATGGAGCAAGAATTCGGAATCAACAAAAGGCAGAAAGAACAGCATTGAATAGTGTAATTGAATCTTCAGATGCTAAAATTGACGAACTCAACACTCAACTGATCCCTCTCCGCCGCTCTAACATAGAATCTGAATCGAAAGTGGGACCATTAAAATATATTGCTGAATTGATTTATGGTAAAGAAGAAGCCGCAAATTATTTCGATAGTGCTGTAAGATTTGTTATTATACTCATTGTTCTTGTATTCGATCCACTCGCAGTTTTACTACTCATTGCTGCAAATATCACTTATACAAATAAACCAAAAGAACCAATTGTTGAGAAGAAGAAAAGAGTTGATAAAAAGGCAGAAGTGAAGTATAATAAAGGTATAAAGGGCAGTATCTACAATTTCATGATGGGTGATGATTTTGGCATCAAGCATACTGATGAACCAAAGGTTGAGCAGCCTGTTCAACCACCACCTAGAGATAGTCGATTTGACCCCAAAGATGATATAAAGCCTGGTAATTATTAGGAGTGATTTATGAGTTTGTTAGATAAATTGAAAAAGAATTCTACCATTAAAGATACCGCTATTCTTGCAAAGTCAAAGTTCTTCGCTGCGAAGGATATGGTACAAACTGCAATCCCTGTTGTGAACGTTGCGTTCTCTGGTGATCTTGATGGCGGTTTCACTCCTGGACTCACGATGTGGGCTGGTCCGTCGAAGCACTTCAAGACTGCGTTCAGTCTCTTGATGGCAAAAGCATATCAAGACAAGTATCCAGAATCAGTTGTTCTGTTCTACGATTCTGAGTTTGGCACACCACAAAACTATTTCACTTCGTTCGGTATTGATACTGATCGTGTTGTTCACACTCCAATCACGGACGTTGAACAATTGAAGTTTGATATTATGCAACAGTTGACTCAGATTGAGCGTGGCGAGCGTGTGATGATCGTCATTGATTCAATCGGTAACTTGGCTTCGAAGAAAGAAGTTGAGGATGCATTGGATGGCAAGTCAGTCGCTGATATGAGCCGCGCAAAGCAAATTAAATCCCTGTTCCGTATGGTGACACCACACCTTACACTGAAGGACATTCCGATGGTGGTTGTAAATCACACCTATAAAGAAATAGGTTTGTATCCCAAGGATATTGTCGGTGGCGGAACAGGTTCCTATTATTCTGCTGATAACATTTACATCCTTGGTCGTCAGCAAGAAAAAGAAGGTACTGATTTGATTGGCTATAACTTTATTATCAATGTTGAGAAGTCTCGTTATGTTAGAGAAAAGGCTCGTATCCCTGTCACTGTTCGTTTCGATGGTGGCATTTCTAAGTACAGCGGTCTACTTGACATGGCACTTGAGTCTGGTCATGTTACGAAGCCTAACGTAGGTTGGTATGCTAAAGTAAATACAGAAACTGGTGAGGTGGAAGCCAAGAAGTGGCGTATGGCTGACACTGAGTCATCAGAATTTTGGGATAGCATTTTGAGCAGTAATTCATTCAAAGAGTGGGTGCGTAATAATTACCAATTCAGTTCTGCTGTTGCAGGCAATCTTTCGACTGAAGTAGATGAGGATGAAGATGCTTGAGCAACTAATCGCTAAACTTGAATTTTGGTATGTCAAGAAATTCTTCAAAGTAGAAAAGCAATACACCTTCTTTGTGGACCTCAATGGTCCACCTGGAAGTTTTGCTATTAAATTCTTGGGCAAATATGATGGTGTGATTGTTGAATTCACTGACGTCAAAGTTACTGACGAAGGCTTGCTAAATTTTGATTATGATGTTATCTCGAATGTAAACAATGCAAATACAAAGAGCAAATCATTTCACCGATTTACTTCTAACGTGATGCGTAGTATACTTCTAGGTGCGATTGAAAATACAATGAAGGAAGGCAATGAAAACAGAAACATTGATCTTGTCGAATCTGATGCGGAACGAGTCTTTCATGAGGAAGACGCTACCATTTCTGAAGAAAGAATACCTGACAGAAAGCCACGAAAGAAAACTATTCGAGGAAATAAGAGAGTTCATCCTAAAGTATAATAGTCTGCCACCAACGGCAGCACTGGAGATTTCTCTCAAAGAGTCTACCAAACTCACTGAAATTGAGTTAAATAAGTCACTCGAACTGCTAAAGGAAATAGCAAGTGACAAGTCAGAACAAAAACTCGAATGGCTTATTGACACTGCAGAAAAGTTTTGCCAAGAAAAGGCAATCTATAATGCTATCATGGACTCAATTCAGATACTCGATGGCAAAGATCAAGCGAGGGGCAAAGGAAGCATTCCTACTCTTTTGTCTGATGCTTTGGGGGTTAGTTTCGATCCTCATATTGGTCACGACTTTTTGGATAGTTACGCTGATCGGTATGATTTCTATCATCGTATCGAAAAAAGAATCCCCTTCGATCTTGAGTATTTCAACAAGATCACTAAAGGAGGATTGCCACAAAAGACCCTTAACATTGCTCTTGCAGGTACTGGCGTCGGCAAGTCTCTGTTTATGTGCCATGTGGCTGCTAGTTGCTTGGTTCAAAACTACAATGTTCTTTACATTACTCTAGAAATGGCTGAAGAGAAGATCGCTGAACGTATTGACGCGAATCTTCTCAACGTCTCTCTTGATGATCTCATGAACATGCCGAAAGACATGTATGAGCGTCGAATGGAGAAATTGAAAGGCTCAGTTAAGGGTAAGTTGATCATCAAGGAGTATCCAACTGCCTCTGCGAATCCTGCTCACTTCCGAGCATTGATCAACGATCTGGCTCTCAAGAAAAACTTCCGTCCAGATATTATCTTTGTTGACTATCTAAATATTTGTGCGTCGGCTAGAATCAAGGCAGGTGCAAATGTCAATTCGTATACCTATATCAAAGCAATCGCTGAGGAACTTCGTGGACTCGCGGTTGAGAACTCCGTACCTATTTTTTCAGCTACTCAGACAACTCGCTCAGGATTTAGTAACTCTGATCCTGGGTTGGAAGACACTTCAGAGAGTTTTGGTCTCCCTGCTACTGCTGACTTTATGTTTGCTCTTGTTAGTACTGAAGAGTTGCAGCAGTTAAATCAAATTCTCGTGAAGCAGTTGAAGAATCGTTATAATGATCCGAATCTTCATAAGAGATTCACGGTTGGTATTGACCGCGCAAAGATGAAACTTTATGATCTTGAGCAGAAAGCCCAAGATGCTGTGATGCAAGAACCTGAACCATCAAAGCCAGTCTTTGATCGTGGTCGAAGTACAGATAAGTTTAAGAATCTGAAGGTGTAATGCAACTCAAGAAGATCGAAAAGAAGGTTTATGCTCTTGCCGAAAATTGGGTCGGAGAGAAGCATATTCCTTCTATGATTCGTCAATTGAATAAGGCATTTAAGAAAAACATTGTTTGTTTCTCTTCAGAAAGATTTGAAGGTGAATACTATCCTGATCATAATGTGATTGTAAATGGTCATTATTGTTTACGAATTTCTGATATAGTTCCTGAGCATATCTACATTTGTTTGAACTTCCCTGACGATTGTAAAAAAGTGTTCATAACTGAACAAGGCGCCAAGAATCTTGCTGTTAAGATTATTCGTGCCATCCACCATGAGTATCGACACAAACATCAACAGAAACAACGTCCATTGCTTTTACAGAAAGAATATAAACCGAAGCCGAAACAGAACAAGATGAAGGCAATGTATTATGGAAATCCTGATGAGTTGGATGCCCATGCATACGAAACTCAGGCTGAGAAACTGGATATAAATAAATTACGAAAGGCGCATAAGATTTCTTGGAAAGAATCTGAAGCCGTGTTTATGTATCGAAAAACATTTCGGAATCAAGATCCGAAAGTTTGGAAAAAATTTCTAAAAAAGGTTTATAAAGAAAATGCTAAAACCATCTGAGATGGGAGTTACTGGAAGAAAGCGAAGCATTTCTGCGCATGAACAATTAGTTTTAAAAAAACTAAACAGCCTCTCAAATAAAAAAGTTGCTTCTGTATGCAAAGATATTCTGATGTCAAAGTCGGGAGATAAGATTAGTATCCCCGCTGGTGTTAATCAGCAACATCTAAACGAAATAACAAACTACTTTGCCGAAGTTGCTGGTCCAGTTCTTGCTGTTAAAAATGGATTAATCTCTGGTATTCGTATGACAAATTTATGCGAATATTCAACTTCGGATACAGAAGCATTATATGACTTTGTTGTATACAAAAATAACCAACCTGTATTGATTTCTAACAAAGCATTAGAAGGCGCAACGAATACATTAAAGCCTGGTAATGTTATTCAGATTCTAGATGAGCCAGCAAATGCTGCTCTCAAAAAGAAATGGCAAAAGACAGTACCATATAAAGTTATGAAAGTTTTAGACGAAAGTAATGTTGTTTCTGGACCAATCACTGCAATTAAAGAATTTTACCCATCAACATTTCCATCAATAAAAATGCAAGACTACGATAAAGTGATCAAAGTTATGTCAACGGGTAACGAAGCAAAGATTCCAAAAAGTGATGTGCCCAAATCGTTTATGGATATCATTATGGCTAATCCTGACGCCGCAGCAAACTTCAAAAAACATGGCGCAGCACTAGCCTCTATGATTAACTTTCTCTTTGAGAAAGAACTCACTAAATATTCTAAGACTGATGAATCATATCATGAATTGTTTGTAGATGTTACAAGCAAGAGTGTTTTGTTTATGAAGTTTGGTATAGATAGAAATGGTGTGATGACTGCTATGATTTCTGATCCACGCAAGGCTACCAAAAAAGCATACTTGCGGTCAAAGCAAGGCGTCGAAAGAAGAAGCAGCAGCACTGGAAAATTGAAACTAGATAAAATGGGATTTCAACCTTGAGGTTTTATGACTATATTTGTGACTGGTGGTTTGGGATTCATTGGTTCTAATTTTGTAATCTCTCACCTGAAAAAATATCCTAGCGACACGGTAGTCGTCCTTGATAATCATTCCTATGCCGCGAATGGAAGCAACCTGAATGGCTATTGGGAAGATTATCGCCTAGAGATCAAGCATTGTGACATTCGCAATCTTGGCGTCCTGGAAAATCTCTATGAAGACTACAAACCTTCTCACACTTTCCATTTTGCTGCTGAATCTCACGTGGATAACTCTATTCGGGGCGATGATGTGTTCGTGGACACTAACATTGGCGGAACTCACAATATCCTCAAGTGTGTCCGTAAACACAGGAGTCGATTAGTTCACATTTCGACTGATGAAGTCTACGGAAGTCTGACTCACGAAGATCCTCCGTTCACTGAGAATACTCCATACAATCCTCGCAATCCGTATTCTGCAACCAAAGCAGCCAGCGATCATCTTGTTCGCGCATATATCAACACGCACAATATTGATGCAATTGTAACCAATTGTTCAAATAACTATGGTCCTCGCCAGCATCGCGAGAAATTTATTCCAACGATCATTCGTCATATCAAGAACAATACACCTGTTCCTGTTTATGGTAGCGGAATGAATGTTCGTGATTGGTTGTATGTCGAAGATCACTGCGAGGCTTTGCTTACAATCAAAGAAAACTGGAAATCTGGCGAGCGTTATAACATCGGTGGTGGTGTTGAGATGAGCAATCTCGATATGGTCACTTTGATTCTTGATGTTATGGGTAAGCCAGTGCATATGTATCAATCATGGATTAATTTTGTAAATGATCGTAAAGGTCATGATTTTAGATATGCAATGGATGCGAGTAAAATTTATAAAGAACTAGGTTGGTCGGCAAAGACTAAACTTGCTGAAGGTCTAGAAAAAACTTTGGAGTATTATAATGCGTAAAGGGATCATATTATCAGGTGGCATGGGCACTCGTTTATACCCGTGTACCGAAGTTACATCAAAGCAGTTATTGCCAGTTTATGATAAACCGCTGGTCTACTATCCACTGTCCACATTGATGATGGCTGGAATTCGTGATATTATGATCGTGAATTCGCCTAATGATGCTGAAGCATTTCAACGTTTGTGTGGTGATGGTTCTCAATGGGGAATCAATATTTCTTATGCCATTCAGAAAGAACCAAAAGGTATTGCTGAGTGTTTCCGTATTTGTGAAAAGTGGATCGGAAAAGATGATGTAACACTCATTCTTGGTGACAATATTTTCTACGGAAACGAATTGATCAATCGTTTCAATGCAGCCACTTGGAATAATATTGGTTGCACTTTGTTTGCTTACCATGTAAGTGATCCAGAAAGATTTGGTGTCGTTGAACTTGATGCAAATGGTGATCTGAAAGCCATTCTTGAAAAACCAAAATATCCACCAAGCAATTATGCAGTCACTGGGCTTTACTTTTATGACAATAAAGTAGTAGACTATGCATGGCAGATAACTCCGTCAGCAAGAGGCGAGTTAGAAATCACAGATATTAATAATCTGTATTTGAAGAATCACGACGTGAAGGTTGAATATCTCAATCGTGGTATTGCGTGGATTGATACTGGTACGTTTGAATCACTTTCCGAAGCATCTGTATTCGTTGGGTCTGTGCAGCGTCGAACTGGTATGATGATTGCTTGTCCTGAAGAAATTGCATTTAAGAATGCATGGATCACTGAAAATCAAGTTCGTGCTTCAGCAGACAAATATCATAAATCTGATTATGGAAAGTATTTAAGTAAGATACTACAACAACATGAATATATGGTGCCTAGAAAATGATAACATCAACGGATAATATTGTAATCGTTGGTGGTGGAAGCGGTGGTTGGATTACAGCCTCTGCTATCGTGAGAGCCTTTCCAAATAAAAATATTACTGTTATCGAAAGCCCTGCTGTTTCAACGATTGGAGTTGGTGAGAGTACGTTGGGGCAATTTAAGCAATTTTGTCTCTTTTTGGGTATCGATGAAGTTGACTTTATGAGATCAACTGATGCCAGTTTCAAAATGAGTATACAATTCACAGATTTCCACCAAAAAAATGGTGGAAGTTTTCACTATCCCTTTGGTGGACCTTTACTCGCAAAAACTGTAGAAGGAATAAATGATTGGTTTGTTAAAAAAGCAATGTTTCCTGAAACTCCAATAAGAGATTTTGTTCATTGCTATTATCCAGGTGCTGCATTATTTGAGACAGGAAAATTCTCTCTTAATGAACATGGAGAATTTGACAACTTTAATCCTAAACGAGATGTCTCATATCATTTTGATGCAACTAAATTTGCCAATTGGTTGAGAGAAAAATACTGTAAGCCTCGAGGTGTAAAACACATCCAAGCAACAGTCACAGAAATAAAAGTTAACGACCTTGTTGGGATAGAAAAATTAATATTAAACACAGGTGATGAAATCACAGCAGATGTTTTTATCGATTGTACAGGATTTAAAAGTTTATTGATTGGAGAAGCACTTAAACAAGAATTTTACTCATACGATCATATTCTGCCTAATAATAGAGCATGGGCTTGTCAGGTACCATACAAAAATAAAGAAATTGAACTTGAGGGGTTTACAAATTGCACTGCAATAGGAAATGGTTGGGTTTGGAATACTCCAATTTGGAGCCGACTTGGTACAGGTTATGTTTATAGTGATAAGTTTATTGATCCAGAGGGAGCAAAAGAAGAGTTTAAACAATATTTAATGAGCGACAAAATGGTAATCCCCAGAACTAGAGAGGAAGTAGACGCTCTAAGTTTTAGAGATATTCCAATGAGAATTGGAACTTATAAAAAAACATTTGTTAAAAATGTTGTTGCTATCGGATTATCTGCTGGATTCATAGAACCTTTAGAGTCTAATGGGCTATTAACAGTGCATGAATGGGCTGTAAGACTATTAAGATTGTTACAACGCCCTGCTATCAATGAATACGATAAAAGTGCATATAATCTTGCAACATATCATCAGTGGAAAACATTTGCCGAATTTGTTGCAATGCATTATTCTATGAGCGTCAGAACTGATACAGAATATTGGAGAAGTAATTTCAATAGAAATATAACAGAAAAAACATTATTAGAAAATGATCTTTCTATGGCAAATAAATCTTCTTTATTTGCAGAACATGGATATAATTTATTGATGCATCATAAAGTTACTAATTTAAGTTCTGGTATTAATTGGATAACGGTTGGAATGAATTGGTTCTATTTTGATAAAATCACATATATGTACAACTTACAGTTTTTGGAAAAGGTAGAAAATAGTTCAGTAAATACTAGAAGATATATGGCATCTTTTGATAATTTTGAAAAACGAAAATTAAAGTGGAGAAAAAATGCTGAGTCGGCTCCTACTTTATATGATTATCAGAAAAAATACATTTACAATGAAGAATAATATATGAACGTATTAGTTATTGGTAGAGGTTGGGTTGGGCACAAAATGTTCACGGAGTTAGTTATTCGTGGACATGTTGTGAAATATGTTCCTCATACCTATAATATAGAAAAGGCTGGCATCAAACACGATTGGGTGATCAATTGCGCTGGCTTCACAGGCAAACCAAATGTCGATGCTTGTGAGAAAGAGAAGAAAAAAACAATAGAAGCAAATGCAATTTATCCTGTACTATTGTATGAACAATGCAAAAGAATGGGAATTAAATTTGCTCATTTTTCGAGTGGGTGTATCTATAAAGGGGCAATAGATACTGAGAGAGCAGAGCCAAACTATTTTGGTAGCATATACTCAGTTAGCAAAGGAATTTCTGATAGTTACTTGATTGATAAAGCAGTTGTTTTTAGAGTTCGTATGCCGTTTACAAGCGCATATGAAGATAAAAATCTGCTAACAAAGTTGACTAGATACGCTAATTCAGGTAAACTAGTTGAAGGTGGACCAAACTCAATAACTGATTTGGATGAAGCAATTGGAGTTGCATGTAATATTATTGAAAGAGATCTTGGTCGTGGAGCATACAATCTTGTAAATCATGGCACTGTTACGACTCATGAAATTGCTGAGATGTTGGGGCTTGAACCTCAATGGTATACTCCAGAAGAGTTTAAATCAGTAACTATTGCTGATCGATCAAATTGTGTTATTCCAAGTTACTCAGCAATGAGTGACGTAAAAGAAGCATTGGCTAAACGTATTGAAACATTTAGAGGACTATATGACTGGATCTGATGTAAAGACGATGATTGAAGAATTGGTTGCTGCTGTTGGCACACCGAAGTATGCATACAATTGCAAAGAATTCAATCCTGAAAAAGATACAGTATTCTATTCTGGTCCATATTGGGATGAGAAAGAAGTTATCGCTGGTGTCACTGCATTCTTGACGGGTAAGTGGCTTGTTTCTGGTGAGAACGTTGCCAAATTTCAATGGGCGTTTTGTCGTAAGTTCAATGTGAAACATGCTCATATGGTGAACTCTGGTTCATCAGCCAACCTCACTATGGTTGCTGCACTCAAGAAACGTCTTGGTTGGAAAGATGGTGATCAAGTTATCGTATCACCAGTTGGATTCCCGACCACGATTGCTCCGTTGGTTCAGAACGGATTGACTCCTGTATTCGTTGACATTGAAATGGATACACTCAACTTTAATCTCGATCAAGTTGAGAAATGGATCAATGATAAGACTGTCGCTATTTTTGTCTCGCCTGTTTTGGGCAATCCACCTGATATGGATCGCATTGCAAGACTCTGTGCAGAAAACGACATTTACTTAATTGGTGACAACTGCGATTCACTTGGCACAAAGTGGAATGGTAGATTGTTAACAGATTATTATTATTCATGGACCACTTCTTTTTATCCAGCACATCACATGTCGACTGGTGAAGGTGGTATGGTGTGCTCAAATGACGAAGAACTTATTAATACAGCGCGTTCAATTAGTTGGTGGGGTCGTGATTGCCGTTGCGTCGGTGCTGCTAATCTATTGGCTTGCGGCACATGTGGTAATCGTTTTGACAAGTGGCTTGAAGGCTATAATGGAATAATCGATCACAAGTATCTTTTCTCAAACATGGGATACAATCTCAAGCCACTTGACCTTCAGGGTGCGATTGGTATTGAGCAGTTGAAGAAGATCGATGAGATTGATGTGAAGCGTCGTGCAAATTTCAACCGAATCAAGAATATATTCGAAAAGTATGTTCCTGGCGTTCGCGTTGCTTCTACTCTCGATAAGGCAGATCCTTCTTGGTTCGGTGTTCCTTTGATCACTGACACACCTGAACTGAAGGAAAAACTTCAGGCATTCTGCGAAGCAAATCGAATTCAGACTCGCAACTACTTTGCTGGAAATATTTTGTTGCATCCTGGATACAAGCATCTTGATGATGCTTCGAAGTATCCAAATGCTAACAAGGCATTGAGCAATGTATTCTTCGTCGGTTGCCCACCGCATTATGGCGATGATGTATTTGCTTACTATGAGAGTGTAATATCGAAATGGCTTTCGTAAATGTTTTCGGAGGATATGGGTTTGTCGGAAGCGAGTACTGTAAAGCCTCGAAGAATGGGCTCATCATTAACTATCGAGACAATTACGAAGTACGCAGCGCGGAGTGTGTTTACTTTATTAGCACTGTTGACAATTATAATGTACACGTCGATAACTTATTGGATATTAATACTAACCTCGTTGTTTTGATGAAGGTTCTTGATAATTATCGAAAATATGTGCAGAGAACTGGTGAGGAGGGTTGTTTTAATTTCATTAGTTCTTGGTTTGTTTATGGTAAAGATTCTGGTTTCGGGGAAGGATCTCGTGGCATCCCTGAGACTGATTCTTGTGATCCAAAGGGATTTTATTCTATCACAAAACGATGCGCTGAGCAATTGCTCATGTCTTACTGCGAGACGTTTGATCTAAATTATCGTATTTTGAGGTTAGCCAATGTATTGGGGACAAATGATAAAAAGGTTTCTGCAAAGAAAAACGCACTCCAATATCTCTTGGGAGAAATTGCTAAAAATAAACCAGTGGACCTCTACGACTCTGGCTATTTTTATCGCGATTATATTGATGTTCGCGATTGCGCTCGTGCTATCGATCTTTGCGTTAGATCTGGGGAACAAAATAGCATCTATAATATCGGGAACGGTAAGGGGATAATCTTTCGAGATATTCTCCGATATGCTCGAGATGCAATGGATTCAGCATCTGTATTCAATACAATCGAGCAAAAAGAATTTCACAAGAAAGTTCAATCGTCTCGTTCATTTTTTATGGATAATGCCAAGTTAAGGGGTCTAGGATATCGTCCTGATTACTCTATCAATCAAACGATCGATGATATTATACACGATGTATTGACCGATAAAAATAACTAAATATACTATAATCCCACAGTGTGGAGAGAGTATGTTTGGCTTCAAACAGTATAGTCCGCTATTAACAGAGGCTAAAAAGCCTGTTCGCGGAATACTACATTTACCCCATCCTTCTGAGTCTGCTTTTGCTTCTCGCAAAGGCGCAGTCGGATCAACTCTCTCCAAAATCCAAGGTGTAATCAGCGGTCGCGCTCCACTGACTCGTAAAATCGATGATCGTATGTCTTTTCAGGTCATTCGCACACCAGAAGGAAAGGTTGGCGTTAAGTATAAGGGAACTGGCGCAACTTATAACTTCTCTCAAGAAGATATTAAGAAACAACACAGCGAAAAACCATATATCGCTGGACCATTAATGAATATTCTCAAGCACGTCCATAAAGTGCTTCCAAAAGGTTCAGGTGAATATCAGGGTGGATATCTCAGTTCTCTTGAGGATCGCACCGAAGAAGATGGTAAGATCGGTCACAAACCAAATACTATTCGCTATTCTATAGATAAAAACTCTCCAGAAGGTAAGAAACTCGCAAAAGCTCCATTGAGTATCGTTCTGCACTCTGGTATTGCAGAAAATGGAAGTGCAACTCCAATCGGCGAAGGTGAACTCCAGGAGCATCCAGATGTTCATTTGATGAGTCATCTCGTCTCTACTGATGAAAGACGACTCAGCCCAGAAGCAAAAAGAAAAGCACTTGAACATATCGCTGCAGCAAAAAATCTTTCAAAAGACCATTCACATGGTCATCATGAAGGTCATGAAGAAACATTAGTTCGTTATGCAAACTCAACTGTTGATAGTGGAGAAAAGCCAAGCGCAAAGGGTTACACAAAATTTCTTCAACAAGATCATCAAAAGAAGATTGATAAAGTGAAGACAGATAAAGCAAAGGCTCAAAAGGCTGAGGCTATGAGAGCAGCGATTAATCACGTGAATGATAATCTTGACAAATTTGATCGCACTTTCGATGTTCATCATCATATTCATCAAGCAACGCAAGCAGTTGCGAATGCGTTATCAAAAACAGCGCATGGTGGGTATTCACACCACATCGATGGTCAAGAAGCAGCTGGTGAGGGGTTTGTTTCTGGAGGAATGAAATTTGTTCCTCGAGCATTTACTGAAGCAAATCGCAAACGTTCAGCAGAATTAAAAGCAAAAGCATCAGCACAGAGCGTCATATGAGTAAAGCAACATTTACTTTTGGAAGATTTAATCCACCAACTGAAATTGGTCATGGCAAATTGGTATCAGCTGTTCAAGATCATGCCGAGAAAACTGGTGGTCGTCATTATATTTTCCCATCACATTCTCAAGACGCCAAAAAGAATCCATTGACGCACAAAGAGAAAGTTGGCGCAATGAATCGACTATTTCCAAATGCAAATGTTGTTGCGAGTGGCAAAGTGCGCACAGCAATTGATGCTATGAAGCATTTAGAAAAACAAGGTCACACTCATGTCACCATGGTTGTTGGTTCTGATCGTGTCGATAACTTTCACTCTCTACTCAATAAATACAGAGAGAAAGAATATCCTGGAATTAAAAAAGTAAATGTTGTTTCAGCAGGACATCGTGATCCAGACGCAGAAGGAGCAGAAGGTATGTCTGCTTCTAAACTCCGTGGATTAGTTGCTGCTGGAAAAAAAGACGAATTTGTTTCACACTATAGCGATCCAAAATTGGGCGCACATATACATGATAAGGTAAAAGCAGGTATGCAAATGGAATCAGTAAATCCAGTTGGTATTTTTCTTCTTGGTGGTCCAGGCAGCGGGAAAGATTATGTTCTTAAGAATATCTTCTCTCGTTTTGACTTGACTGAAGTTCAGGCAGATCAATTGCTTACTGGTCGTGCAAATGAACTTATTGAAAGCAAACAAAACATTGTAATCAATGGTGTTGCTGACATTAATAAGATTGAAGAAGCCCAAGCAATCCTAGAAGGATATGAATTTGATTACGTTTATGTGACTGTTACAAATAAAGTTTCACGTTTGCGCAATGAAGAGCGTGAAATGCCACTCCCAGAAAACAAGAGATTAGAGAAGTGGTATCGTGGTGAGAAACTTAAAGAGCAATTAAATTGTTTTGTGTTCAACAACTCAATCAATCTAAATGAATCTGGCGAAATCGAAAAAGTATTATTTGCTGGTCAAATTGAAAAACTTCTCGAGCGTTTAGTTGCTCAAGGTTTAACAATTCTCGAAACACCAGAACCAAAAACATTTACTGTTATTAAAGAAAAATATTTCCCACCAGTAGCAAAGCACAAATCAGGATTGCCAAAGAAGTACGTTGGTAAACTATCTGACGCAACGGCTGCTGCTCGCAAGGCTCATTGGAAAAAAATGGGCAAATTATCAGATAGCGACCCAAGAGCATATGAACCAGCTCCTGGTGATAAAACATCAAAGACAAAGCCAAGCAAGCATACTCTTGCTGTTCGTAAGATGATGGGCGAACAAATTGAAGGTGAATTAAAGAAGCCACATACTGTTGAAAACATTGCTAAGAAACACGATGTATCTGTTGATGAGATTAACAAAGCATTAGAGCGTGGCATTAAAGTTGAAATGGAGCATACAAAAGATAAAGAAACTGCTCAAACAATCGCATTAGCGCATCTTTGGGAAAAGCCTGATTACTATAAATTGTTAGCAAAAATGGAACAGGTTGAGCCACCTGTTGATCATGTTGCTGCTGAAAAGAAAATGGAACGCGAAAGAAGAATTCGTGACACTCGTATTCTTCACCATCAAAATCGCCACATTCACTCAGTAGCAACCAATGAAGCCATTCGCCGTGTTCCACGCAGCGGAAATATTACTGCTGTGATGCAAAAGCGTGATTTAAATGATGCTGAAAGATATGCTTTCGAAAAAGCCAAGAATGCTATCGCAACTTCGAAAGTTCAAGAAGCATCATCTCCAGCGCAACAAGCTGCGATTGCGATTGATATGAAAAAGCGCGGAATCAAACCAAAGAATGAAGAAGTGATCGACGAAGGTGCTGCAGATTCATCATTGGCAGCAAAAGCCGCAAAGTCAGGAATCTCTGTTGGCACTCTTCGCAAAGTTTATAAGCGTGGAGTTGCTGCTTGGAATTCTGGACATCGTCCAGGAACGACACCACAACAGTGGGGTCATGCTCGTGTGAACTCTTATATTAATAAGGGTAAGACCTATCATACAGCTGATAAAGATCTTCGTGAAGACGCAGACATTAACGAATTATTTGAAATGCAATTAGTGGGCACGGACGAATACCGAAAGCATGCTATTGCTATGACACCAGGACAAGGAGAACCAGTAGATGCTTTCCCAGTTAAAAGCCCAAATAAGAAACC